GCCGGTTCCAGTGGAGCCGGGTCGTGGTGTCCAACGCCTTCGGGCTGGTGGTTGACAGCGTCACGTTCGGCACCCTGGCCTTCACCATTCTCCCGCTAGTCTTCGGCGGTGACGTACTACCCATATACGCATCCCTGACCCTGGGATTCGGGCAAATCATCTACAAAGGGATCGTCACGATAGTGTCTATCCCCCTCATCTACACGGTCAAAGACGGGCCCGGTCTGCAATTTGAAACCGCATAGGCTGAACGACATGGGCTTGAACTAGTTAGGGGAATAAAACCATGGGGCGTACAGTAGGGCTTACCATAGCCGGGGAGCGGCGACGCACGTTAATTGCGTCGTTGCTGGTGCGTAATCCACGAATCACCAGGCGTCAACTGCACGAGATGCTGGCCCGCCCGGTGTCACAGGGCGGGTTACGCAACCCGGACACCGGTAGGCCCTACTCCCTGGGTACTGTGCAGGGCGACGTAGACGCAATTCGGGCTGAATGGGAGGAAAAGCGCCTACAATCGACCGATACATGGGTGGCACGAGAGCTGGCGGTATATGAGGAGCTGGAGATGCAAGCCTGGCGCGATGGCGACCTGGCTGAGGTAAGGCGGGTTAGCGAGGCACGGCGCAAGTTGCTGGGCCTGGACGCTCCGGGACGACAGGAGATTACAGGACCTGACAGTGGGCCCATCGTTATTACCTGGCCGGAGCATTGACGGTGTGCCCAGAACCTATGTACTGCCGCCTCTCCATCCGGGTCAAGAACAGGTCAGGATGCACCCTGCGCGTTTCAAGGTGCTGTCCTGCGGGCGAAGGTGGGGTAAAACCCGGCTCGGCACGGCTCTATGCACTGAGGTAGGATTACAGGGCGGTCGGGCGTGGTGGGTGGCACCCACCTACAAACTCGCGAATGTCGGATGGCGCGGGGCTCGCGGACTGGGTATTCAGATACCCGGCGCTGAGATTAGGATGGGTGACCGCATGGTGGTCTACCCTGGCGGGGGCACAGTGGAGATTCGGAGCGCCGATGACCCACAAAGCCTTCGCGGTGAAGGGCTGGACTTTGCGGTATTAGACGAATGCGCGTACATGAAGGAGGCAGCGTGGAGTGAATCTCTACGACCGTCGCTATCAGACCGGCTGGGTGGGGCCCTGTTCATCAGCACGCCCCACGGCCTCAACTGGTTCCGCAGATTATGGCTACGGGGTGAAGACACGGATTTCCCCGATTGGTTTAGCTGGCGATTTCGTACCATCGACAATCCTTATATCAGCGTGGATGAGATTGAAACGGCGCGGCGAGGGATGCTGGGCCGCCTCTTCCGTCAAGAGTTCGAGGCCGACTTCCTTGAGGACAACCCCGGAGCACTATGGAAACGCGGATGGATTGACGAAGGAAGGGTTCTCAAAGCCCCAGACCTGGCTCGCGTTGCCGTGGCCGTGGACCCGTCAGCCAGTAGCACCGGCGATGAGTGTGGTATCGTGGGTGGCGGAATGACCAAGAGTGGACGCTACCCGCACCTGTATGTCCTAGAGGACGTCAGTCTGCAAGGCACGCCCAACCAGTGGGGCAAAGCCGCGGTGACACTGTACCACAAACTAGGGGCCGACTTTATGGTCGCCGAGAAAAACAATGGCGGGGAGATGGTCAGCCACGTCATTCATTCTATTGACTCAACCGTACGGGTGCGGCTGGTACACGCCAGCAGGGGAAAGCACGTCAGGGCTGAGCCGGTGTCAGCTGTTTACGAGAACGGGCGCGGTCATCACGTCGGCACCTTTGACCGGCTGGAAGACGAGATGTGCCAGTGGGAACCGGGTAATGACAGTCCAAACCGGATGGACGCCCTGGTCTGGTTGGCTAGCGCCCTGGTCGTCGTCGGACAGGGTGGAGGGGCCAGGGGCACCTAGCCCTTACCAGTATAACGAGATGGGAGGCAACCGATGTCAAATAACAACGAAGAGCTGAGCCCGATACAAAGGGCAGAAGCTGAGGGGAGCCGCCAGCCGCGGTTCAAGACGACCGGGGAACGCGCCGCAGTGTTGTGGCGGCACCTGCTCGAACGCTGGACGAAAGACGCTATCCAGAAGATACCCGCCTACTCACCCAACAGCCGCACGCTCGACAAGTGGCTCTCCGACTTCTGGCGCACTGAAACCCTGCTTTCCGGGGTAGTTAACAGTGTGGTGAGTATCGATAAAAACAGGGGCTGGTCGCTAACCGGCGGGCGCAATCAGGTTTCGCGGTTTCAGCGGGTATTGCGTGGGGTGGAAGGCGGAATGGGCTGGCGCCGCTTTATGAGCCTACAATCGGAGTCCTTCTGGACGACCAACATAGGGGCCATCGCGGAGATTGGGCGTGTGGGCAACGACGGTCCACTGGGGGCCCTGTATCACGTAGACCCTACCAAATGCCAATTGACCGGGAGCGTTGAAACACCCTTGGAGTACCAACCTGGCAACGCCAAGGCCCAACACTGGGCTCCCTTGGACTATATGCGCGCAACCAGTCTCCCGAACCCGAAGGAGGAGTACAACCAGCTGGGTTATTGCGCGGTGATGAGGGCAATTCAGTTCGCGGTGCTGATGGTCGCTATCTACCGCCACGACCGGGAGATGCTGTTCTCCCTGATGCCCAAGGGGCTGCTTTTGATGAGCGGCATTGACGAGCAGAACTGGGAAGACGCGATGCAGGTCAACGCCGAGCGTCTGACTGCCAAGGAGCGCGAGTTCTACGCCGGCCTTTCCATCTTTTTCTCCGGCATAGGCGGGGATATTGACGCCAAACTGGTCACCCTATCCCAGTTGCCGCACGGATTTAGTATGCACGAGTGGACTAGCCTACTGATGAACGGCTATGCTCTGGTGTTCGGGTACGACGCCCGCGAGTTCTGGCCGGTGTCCGGCGGTGCTCTGGGAACCGGGCGGGAAACTGAGGTCCAGGCCCTGAAAGCCACAGGCAAGGGCGGCCTGGACTTCGCGCTCAACTTCCAAGACAACCTACAGCAAGAGCTGCCCCCTACCCTGTTTTTCGAGTTCGAGCAGCGGGATGACAGCGGGGAGGAGGCTCACCACAGGGCAATCCAGGCGTATGCCGAGGCGGTCAACGCGATGGCGCGGCCCAGCTCCCCAGGGAACGAAGAGACTCTGACCGCTGACCAACGCCGGGTGCTGTACGCCCAAGCCGGATACATCCCCGAAGAGTGGACGTTCAGCGAAGAGGACGTGACCACTACTGACACGGAGAACGTCGAGCGCGACCGGCTCCTGGCCCAACCCAACATTCTCCGGGCCTGCGAGCAGTTCTCCCAGGAGCCTATCATCCGGCTGTCCTGGCACTGGCGCAGAGGATACCAGGCAAAGACGTTGTGGCAATCCGGCACCCAGGCCCTGACGCCCCCGGCCTATTACAGTATCCCCGCCCGTAAGACCATTAAACGAGAACAAGTGCTCTACGAAGGCGACGATTTTACCATCACCGACGAAGACGTTGACAGGGCTATGAGAAAGTGGGACCAGCGGGTGGACCCGGAATACCAGGGTCTGCTCGACGCCGAACGGGTAGACGAATAGCCTTTATAGGGGTAAAGCGATGAACATTTCTATCATAGGCTCCGGTGTAGTGGGCAAGGCAACGGGCAAGGCTTTCGCCATTAACGGGCATGACGTGCTGTTTTACGACACGGACCACAGGTCGTTCAAGGACCTGCCCAAATTCGTCAGCTATACGCAGGACCTGAACTACGCCACTGACTTTGCCAGTGTGTGGGTGATCTGCGTGCCCACGCCAGCAGATACATCGGGCCGTTGTGACGAGAGTATCTATGCAGAGGTGATTGACTACATCGGTCACCGTATAGCAGTAGAGGGTTGTGACGACCGCAAGACCATTGTCCAGAAAAGCACACTGCCGCCAGGGGCTGGGCGGCGAATGAAACGGCGAGCCGTGGACCTGGGTGATTACCTGGAAAGCGACATAGGCTACATCGTTAACCCTGAGTTCCTCAATGCCGGAACGCCTGTGGCGGACGCTGTCGCGCCGAACACGGTGGTTCTAGGGGTGAGCGACAGTGACGAGATCAACGTAGCCCGCGAATTGTATCAGTGGATTCCTGAGCCCCGGTTAGCGTTCTGCACATACGAAGAGGCAGAGTATGCTAAATACGCTAACAACCTGTTTCACGCACTGCTCATTTCAATGTGGAACGAGTTGTTCATCGTCTCGAGGGAGCACCAGAAGATCATCGACGAGGACGTGGACATGGACAAGGTGGCTCGAATAACCAGCCGCCAGCGCGGGTTAGAGAGCATTTATCGCGTCTTCGGACAGGCGTGGGGCGGCGCGTGTTTACCCAAAGACACGCAGGCGTTTCGCTCGTTTGCGAGGTCTTTGGGCTTTACGCCCCGTATCACTGACGCACTTATTCAGACTAACATAGTTATGCACTCACTGTTCGACACGCGCACCGCACACTGGCACGAGTTGCACGGAGAGGACTAGGCGATGCCCTTCGTTTACGACCCCAGGCTACGCGGCTCAGGATACCGGGACACTGACACTGGTCGGGTCCTATCCTTTACGGCGGTGCGTGAGCAGATCGACCAGATGATTGCCTCGTCAATAGACGTTCAGGTGCCCCTGTCACAGATGGCCGCCGAGGGCACCCTGGCTCCCGGCGACTGGGAACAGGCTATGCGCCAGGAGATCAAGGACAACTATATCACCCAGTATCTCGCTGGTAGGGGCGGCGCTGAGAGCATGACGCAAGCTGACTGGGGCTCTATAGGCGGAATGCTTGCAGAGCAGTACAGGTTTCTCGATGACTTTGCTGACGAGGTTGCGGCGGGTGTACTGACCGACTCCCAGATTTATGCGCGGTCCCAGATGTACATTAACAGCAGTCGGGAAGCGTACGAGCGGGCCCTGGAGCGTTCTGCGGACGAACGAGGGTACACCGACCATCGGTGGGTGCTCTCCCCGGTGGAGAACTGCGAAGACTGCCTTGCCCTGGCGGCGCTGGGCTGGATTCCGTACGACCAGCCCTTCGTGGCTCCGTCTAGCGGCGAGGAGACTATGCCAGGAATGGGAGATACATTGTGTTTGACTAATTGTAAGTGCCATATTGAGTACAGTGGCGACAGCAGCGCATAGGAGGTAGCCGTGACCGATACCACCTGTATTATCGTGCACTATGATACGCCAGACCTTTTGACCGAATGCCTGAACAGCCTGCGCCATTTCTACCCCTATCTGCCCGCCCTGGTCATTGATGGAGGCTCTACCCTAACGAACAGCCTCGAAACCCTGGACGAGCTTACCCGTTACCCATATAACGACATTGTGAGGCACCCTACCAACCTGGGACATGGGCCCGGGATGGCGATGGGAGCGCTTGCAGTGGATACCCGGTTTTTCCTCACGCTGGACAGCGACTGCGTGGTACTTGGGGCCGGGTGGGTAGAGCAGATGGAGGAGGCCCTTGCTGAGCCCTTCGTCTACGCCTGCGGGCGGGTGATTGGGATGAACTCTAGAGGAAGGCGCGATCCGGAGGGCACGCCCTACTGTCACCCTACGACTGCCCTATGGAACCGCGAAGTATATTTGCAGTTTCCGCCCTTCGAGCAGCACGGCTCCCCCTGCCTGCGTAACCAGCTGCACGCCCAGCTTTACGGGTGGAAGGTGCGGGACTTCCCGGTTGACGACCACGTGTTCCATAGGGGCCGGGGCACCCGCGACCGCCACGGAGCTCGCTGGTGTGACAGAGGGGAGGTCACGGTCGAATGAGCACGGTCTATGTCGTACTGGGTATGCACCGCAGCGGGACGAGCCTGGTTAGCTCGATGCTCCACGCCGCCGGCATTCCGATGTGCCGCCATACAAGGTGTAACAGGCGCACACCCAGTCAACCGCAGGGTCATTGGGAGGACAATGCCTTCCTGGCCCTGAATCGTCGTATCCTTTATAGTGCTAAAGGGAACTGGAAACGCCCACCCGACCGGAATGCGCTCCAGAGCGCCGCCGATAAACTGTACCCGGACATGGTGAAACTGGTAGCACTCCGCTCGCAAGGTGTTCCTGTGTGGGGCTGGAAGGAGCCGCGCACGACCCTGCTGGCCCACCTATGGCACCAGGTGCTCGTCGAGGCCGGGCACGACCCGCGCTACGCTATCTGTACACGACCACAGGCGGAGATAGTGCGGTCGCTTATCCGCCGAAACAAAGGGGGCGCTAGACGTTGGCGGCGTCTGTGCAACGCCTACATGCTGGCGATCTTCCAGTTCATCTGTGACTACCGCCCGGAGCAGGTGCTCGTCAGTTTCAAGGCGCTTACCAGCGGAGACACCCACGGAGAAGCTCTGGCCCTGGCTCAGTTCGCCGGGGTTGAGGACCGGGTAGGCGACATGGTAAGCAGGGTGAAGAGGAGGGGCGCATAGTGATCTTTATCGGCGGAACTGGACGTAGCGGTACGACGGTGCTGGCCCAGATGTTTCAGACTGACCGGCGGTT